GTTTTGGCTGACCCGCCTTATGGTACAACAGCATGTAAATGGGATTCTATTATTCCACTGGAACCGATGTGGGAGCAGTTGAAAAGAGTTATTAAACCTAATGGGGCTATTGTAATGACTGCAAGCCAGCCGTTTACCAGTGTACTAGTAATGAGTAACGCCAGTCAGTTTAGGCATAATTTCGTGTGGGATAAAGTGTCACCAACAGGTCACTTAAATGCAAAGAAAAAACCCTTATTACGCCATGAAGATATTGTTGTTTTTAGTTCTGCTAAGCATGGTAATTTTACATATAACCCTGAAATGAGAAAAGGTAAATATAGGAATAAAAGCCCTAAGCGAAGCACTGATAACATTAAAGATAGATGCTATGGGACTGTAAAACACAAGTCAGATAATTTTAATGATGATTATTACCCTACTAGTATATTTATCAATTCAACTGGCAATAGGTTAAATAAGTGTCACCCAACACAAAAACCAGTCGCCCTAATGGAGTACCTAATAAAAACCTACACCAACGAAGGCGAAACGGTTTTAGATTTCACAATGGGCAGTGGCTCGACCGGATGCGCAGCTAAAAACTTAAACCGTGATTTTATTGGTATTGAGTTAGACCAAGGTTATTTTGAAATCGCACATAAGCGAATAAACAATGAGGAAAAGCGATGAAGCCAATCAGTGAAGTGTTAAGCTCCTACAAGAGCTTGTACGCCGCCGAAAAGAATTTAGGCATCTTCGCAGCACAGTTAAAGCGATGGGCTGACAACGACGCACTGGTGGACGCTGAGGGCAATGTTTGGATACGTACAGGCAAACAGAAGTTGCGGGTATGGCCTGAGACAGATGAAAGGATTGATAACATCGGCGTCAATGGACCAAGTGGATGCCACTATCAGGCTTCGGATCATTTGAAATGACAGAATACAATTGTTCAGGCTACACAGACAACGGCAACAAATACGACTTATTGACCTGCGGAGCGGTAACGCTTGAACAGGCCATAGGTCAATTCAGAGAGTTTTGCGGCGGTGATTTTGAAATACTAGTCTGCTGCAATTTTGACTGTATCGAGGTCGATTAGATAATGGTATCATGGGAGTAATTAATTTTACTCCCAAAGGGATTGCATATGGCAAAGCCTAAACACTATCAGCACTCAATTCAAAAAGTTAGCGACTTGATACCATACGCTCACAATTCACGCACACACTCAGACGAACAAATCAACCAGGTAGCTTCAAGCATTAAAGAGTTTGGTTTTACCAGCCCTGTACTCATTGACGAGCAAGGCGGCATTATCGCAGGTCATGGTCGCGTCATGGCGGCTCAAAAGCTGAAACTGGATGAAGTGTCTTGTATCACATTAGAAGGGTTGACAGAGGCACAGCGCAAAGCGTATGTCATAGCTGATAATCAGTTACCTTTAAATGCTGGATGGGATTTGGACAAATTAAAGATTGAGATTGACGGCCTCAGTGAGTTGGATTTTGATATAAACCTACTTGGCTTTGATGATGATTTTTTGGATGATTTGCTTGATGTTGAGCCCGAGGAAGGGTTAACCGATGAAGACGAAGTGCCAGAGCCGCCAGAAACGCCGGTGAGCGTATTGGGTGACATATGGCAACTAGGAAATCATCGGCTGATGTGCGGTGACTCGACTAGCATTGATGCGGTTGATAAGCTGATGGATGGACATAAAGCTGACATGGTGTTTACTGACCCGCCTTACGGGATGTTTTTAGATACTGATTACACTAAAATGCCGAGTATATCAAAGGGCGGTAATCAACATTATGACGCTGTGAAAGGTGATAATTTTGATTTTGACCCTTCTTTAATCAACACGGTATTTGCTAATTTTGATTACTGTAAAGAGATATTCTTATGGGGTGCCGATTATTACGCGGAGCATTTACCAAATAAAAATGGCGGCTCATGGGTTGTATGGGATAAACGAGTAGAAGAAAAGTTTGACAGGATGATTGGCTCAGGGTTTGAGCTTTGTTGGTCGAAAGCAAAGCACAAAAGAATGCTTGCAAGAATAAATAATACTTTATTTGGGGGCGACCCAGAAGCTAGAAATAAATCGCACCCGACACAGAAACCGACTAAATTAGTCGATTGGTTTTTTGAATATTACAGTCTAAAAGATAAAATAAACGTTGTGGATTTGTACGGTGGGAGCGGTACAACTTTATTATCATGTGAGAAACACGAAAAGAAATGTTTTATGTCTGAACTAGACGAAAAATACGTTGATGTAATCATTAACCGCTGGCAGAACTTCACAGGCAAAGACGCGGTGCATATTGAAAGCGGCCAGACATACGCGGAGCTAAAAAATGACAAAACCTAAAAACAAAGTCGGTAGGCCAACAAAGCCTATCGACTATAAACGACTCGATGCGATGTGCGCGATACATTGTACGGGTGAAGAATGCGCCGCAATACTTGATGTGAGTTATGAACATCTCAACAATCAATTGAAAAAAGACGGCAACGGTAATTTTTTGGAGTATTTCAAACAAAAAGGCGCAAATGGAAAGATGTCTTTACGCCGTAAACAGTTTGACCATGCCATGAGCGGCAATGCAACTATGCTTATTTGGTTAGGTAAACAGTGGCTTGGACAGGTTGATAAACAGGAAGAAGTGGGCGAAGACGACACCACAATACAGAAGATTCAGATTGAGGTTGTCGGTGCGCCAAGTACAGATTAAGTCAACGCAGCCGCAGGCCGACTTCCATGCATTAACGTGTAAGCATCCAGCTTTTATTGGCGGGTTCGGTACAGGTAAAAGTGAGACCATGGCTAACCAGGCTTTTATGGATGCTAGCCACTCAAGTGATGCGCTGATTGGATTGTATGAACCGACGTATGATTTGGTTCGCCTTATCATGGCACCGCGCATAGAAGAAAAGTTACAGCAATACGGTATCAGGTACAGGTACAACAAATCAGAAAATATCATCTATTCATCAAACGGCCAGTTTGGTGATTTTGTGCTTAGGACGCTAGATAATCCATCACGCATAATCGGATATGAAACTTACCGCGCACACGTTGACGAAATTGACACGTTAAAAGAAGATAAGGCGCGTGAGGCATGGATTAAGATAATCGCAAGGAATAGACAATCACCGGCAGGCGTTGACAAACCATTCAATAGGGTGAGCGCGTACAGTACGCCAGAAGGGTTTAAGTTCGTTTATAAAGCATGGAAAAAAGAGGTGAAAAAAGGGTATGAGATGATTCAAGCCTCTACCATGAGTAACCCATTTTTACCGGCTGACTACGTTGACACCCTCAAAGAAACTTATCCCGACCAACTAATCGCGGCCTACATTAACGGCGAATTTGTCAACCTTACAAGCGGTACGGTGTACACTGAATTTGATAGGGTGGCTCATGATACCGATGCCGAGTGGAACAAGCGGGAACCTTTGCATATCGGGTTGGATTTTAACGTATGCAATATGAGCGCGGTGATATCAGTTATTCGCAAAGGTGTATGCTATGACGTTGATGAAATTACAGGTGGGTATGATACGCCGAGCATTATCCAGTCAATCAAAGAGAGATATCAAAATTGTCAAATAAACATATATCCAGACGCAAGCGGGAAAAACAGAAACGCGCAAGGCGCATCAGAGTCCTCAATACAGTTATTGCGACAGGCAGGGTTTCAGGTCTTAGCTAAAAATAAGAACCCTTTTGTGAAAGATCGTATCTTGGCGATGAATACCAGTTTTAGCAAAAACAAACATTTTGTTAATGTGAAGCGATGCCCTGTCCATGCAAGTAATTTAGAGCAACAGGTTTACAACTCAGCCGGTGATCCGGACAAGACGCAAGGGAACGACCATACTTGTGACGCCATAGGCTACCAAATACACTACAATTTCCCTGTTATCAAACCGGCTACCAACGCAAGCAGAATGATTGTATAATGTCAAAATAATTCGGTTAAGCCGATAAACTTTCAAAATGAAGGCTTAATATGACCCAAATAACAGAACCGCGCGAAGAATATTCATACTATCTCAAAGACGTTGAGCGTAACCGCGCAGCCGTAGCCGGTGAGCGTGAGGTTAAACGCGCAGGCGTTAAGTTCCTGCCACCACTTGCGTCGATGTGCTGCAATACGTCATACGACGACCAAAACGGTATGACGCTAATTAATCAGACCCCAGGCTTAACAATCGAAGGTCAAGCGGCTTATACAAAATATAAAGCGCTAGCCTCATTTTACGGCGCTACCGGCAGAACGGTTGATGGTTTAGTCGGTTTGATATTCTCTAAAGAGGCTGTTTGTGAATTACCACCGCTGATTGAATACCTTAAAGACAACGCCGACAGCAAGGGTAATACACTCAGGTCATTAGCTAAAAAGGCATCAACCGAGGCATTTATTGCGCCGCGTTCAGGCTTATTGGTTGCGAGACCGTCAACGCCAGAAGGGTCGAGCCAATTGGACGTTGAACGCAATAACTTGCGCCCTAAAATTCTTCACTATAAATATGAGTCGATATTTAATTGGGATTATGAGGTCATCAACAACGTTGAAAAGCTATCGCTTGTGATCCTAAAAGAACAAACAACGGTGCGCAAAGGTTATAAAGTTGAATGTGAAGACCAGTACCGAGTTCTTGAGTTAATAGACGGCGTGTATCATCAATCGCTATACAATGACGCCGGTGCATTAGTCGAGGAAGTATTACCGGTAATCATCAACGGTAATGTGTCAGATGAAATACCGTTTTATTTTATCGAAGTCGGCGCAGAAAACAAAAGCGTATTGAATGATTTGGTTGATATGAACTTCCATCATTACCAGGTCAGTGCAGATTACAACAGTAAAAACCACTTTAGCTCGTTTATTATCTGGTATGAGACCGGTGCACAGCAGGGTCAAAATATGCTCATGGGTAACGGCGTGAAATGGTCGAATGTTTCATCAGATGCAACGTTTGGTATATTGCAGCCGGACGGCAACAGTGACGCCCTTAGAATATCGTTACAAGACGACGAACAGCGCATGGCAGCATTAGGCGCAGAAGCATTAAAGCCGCGCCAAAGTGGCGTTGAGAGCGCAGACGCTAAAAGCCTTGACCAAGTTGCACAGAACAGCACAACGGCCAACGTCGCCATTACAGTGAGCGAGGCGTTAACTAAAGCGATTAACTTCGCCGCCATGTGGATGGGCATCTCTGAGGAATCGGTTTACAGCCTAAACACTGATTACAATCCAACCGGTATGAACGCGCAAAACCTAACGGCATTGCTTGCCACATGGCAATCAGGCGCTATAAGCTATGATACGTTTTACGATAACTTGCAACGTGGTGAGATAGCAGGAACCGAGCGCACAGCCGACGAAGAACAGGCGTTAATCAGTAACGCAGATACGGGCATGAGTGAACTGCCAGAATGACAGACCTAACCGTCCAGCAATCCGCGCGTCATGCTGTCTATGTACAGCGTTACGCTGGTTATCTAGCTAATCTATTCGACCCGTATTTGAAGCGGTTACAGCGTGAATTAAAGCTTGCTATGCTGGACTTTCCCACCGAGACTAAAGATATTAGGCGTATCAATCGAATGTTAGCCGATTATCGCAAAGCGTCGTTGGTGGTTTACGGTGAATATAATAGCGATGTGTTACTAGCTCAACTTATGGAATTTGCACCAGACGAAGCGGCTTGGCAATTAGCCGCATTGGATACCGCTATCGACTCAACCGCTGTTAGTTTGACGTTACCGGCAACTGGTCAAGTTTTAGCCGCAGTGCGGTCAGTGCCATTAGTGTTCCCTGATGCTGATGGTGTCGCCGTACTCGGCTCTTTTATTAAAGGCTGGGAAGACAGTCAGATTAAAAAGGTCGAGGATATTATTCGCACCGGCTTTATTTTAGGTAAAACAAACAGCCAAATCACGCAAGACATTGCAGGAAAAGGCGGTTATCTGGATAACCAGAACCGAGCCAAAATTAAAACAATGGTGCGTACAGCAACAACGCATACGAGTAACCTGGCAAGGCAAGCGACGTTTGATGATAATGACGATATTGTCAATGGTTATGAGTGGGTTTCTACGCTGGATAACCGCACAAGCTCAGTATGCAAAGGCTTAGATGGTAAAATATACAAAAAAGCCGATAAGGATAAACGCTATCCGCCCGCTCAT